AGCTCCTGCCACGTTGCCGGGGATGATGGGTCGCCGTAAATCGTCTGATATGACAGCGACCAGCTTTCTTCCTGCCGCGCCCATCCAACCACTTCAATCTCTAGGCGATCATCCTGCACGTCAACGCCAGCGGTCAGGACCATCACGCGCTTATCGACGCGCGGCCCAAATTCCTCGGCGCGCTGCGCTACGTCATAATCATCGACGCGCTCGCCTTCATCCTCCCACGTCTCCGCCAGCGTCGTATTGACAAACACCCGCAACGTGTCCGGCGCGTTCTTCGCGGCAATGAACTCCCGCGCGATATTGCCCAGCGGCGTCCACGGCGAATAAAGCCCGGACAGGTGGAAGCCTGCCACGCCCCGGAACGGCTCGGATGCCACCCAGCGCCCGGCCTTGATAGCGCGGTATCGCTTCGCATCATCCCAGCATGATCCGCAATCGTCGCAAGCGTATTCCGCTGTCTCCGGCTGGTCCTCCTGCCATTTGACGTTGGCCCAGACAAGCACCTGCTCGTGGCCGCAATCAGGGCAAGGCACATAAAACTGGCGCTTGTCGCTCTGCTCATAAGCCGTCTCAATGCGAGATGCGCCCTTGTTGGTCGGCGTCGATACCATCACGATCTTGCTGTTATGCGCAAAAGTCTTTGTACGCGCCCGGCCCAGATTAACCGGGTCACCCTCGGTCCCGGCGCTTGCCGGATAGCGGTCCACCTCGTCGAACATGACTACGCGCACCGGGCGAGACGCCAGCCCGGCAGGGCTGTTCGCCCCGACGATAGCGAGATAGCCGCCGGGAAAGGATTTCTGAAACAGCGTGTTGCCGCTATCCCGCGACCTGGCGTCCGCTACCTTGCCTTTCAAGGCTGGCGTATCGCGCAACATCGGGGCCAGCCGGTCGTTGCTCCATACCTTCGCCATCTCAAGCGTTGGCTGGACCACCAGCATAGGCGACGGCTCTTGATGGATGTAATACCCGACAGCGTTGTTGATGATTTCGGTCTTGCCGACCTGCGCGCCAGTCATAAACACCACGTCCGCCACGGTCGGATCCGATATGGCCTGCATCATCCCGCGCTGATATGGCGCGCGGTCTGTTATCCAGACGCCCGGTTCTGCGGATGCTTCCGGCGACAGGCGGCGATACTCATCGGCCCACTCATCAACGCTTAGGCTCGGCGGGGGCTTCATCGCCCCCAGCACTGCCCGGCTGATCCTCGCCGCCACCGGATGCTCGCACCGGATTGATTGTTTTGACTTCGACATTCGCTATCTCGTTTAACGCCTCGTAAATGGCGGATTGCAGTATCTGTTTTACCTGCGGCAATTTCTCGGCGGCGTAGACCTCCGGCGCGACCCGCTGCGGGAAGGATAGCAATTTCTGGCGCATGGCCTGCGAGACATCCATCCACGCGCGCTCGACATCGCCAGCCGGAATTAACTGTTCCTCGATCTGCGCCTTTTCCATCTCGGCGATATCGGCCTTTACTTTCGTTAGCCGGGTGCGGTGCGTGTTGTAATCATCGCCGGACACGTCCGACCTGATTCCGCGTTCGCGTAGGTATTTGATATAGCCGCGCACCACCGGCACAAGCTCATACCTGCCGCGCTCTTTCTTCGGGATCACGCCCATTTTGACCAGTTGCAAGACGCGCTGCGGCGTCAGGTCCAGCAGTTTTGCGATTGTATCTAACGGATAAGTGGAGTCAGCCATCTCTCATCTCCGCAAAAGTCTTGCCGGTTTTATTATGCACCGCCTCTTTGCCAGTAAACTCTTGCCAGCGGCGCACGATCACATCGCAGTATTTGGGATCAAGCTCCATCAACCGAGATGATCTGCCTGTCTTTTGACAGGCGATCAGGGTAGACCCGGAGCCGCCAAATAAATCTAACACGCAATCACCGCGCTTTGTGCTGTTTTTCAACATGCCAACAATTAGATCAACGGGCTTCATTGTTGGATGATCTGAATTTCTTTTGGGCTTGGCCACCTTTATGATTGTGCTTTGCACCTCATCAACCTCCAAGCCTTCACCAGAAACAACCAGTGATGTCTTGCCCAGATCAATCTGCAAATTGTTATCATCAATAAAATTATACGGCGCATAAGTCTGCTCTAGTACGGTTGTGTTTTTCCGACCACTGTACCATTTGTGGGCGGCTCCTTTTTTCCATCCATACAAGATAGGCTCATGCCGCCACTGATAATCTGACCGCCCCAGTACCAGGCTCTCCTTTACCCAGATTAAGCAGCCGGACAATTTGAACCCGGCTTCTCTAAAGGCCAGGCGAAAATTTAACCCCTCAGTATCTGCGTGGGCAACGTAAATTGCAGCACCCTCTTTCATTGCAGAAAACATAGCTACATACGAATCATACAAAAAATTGTAGAAATCATCATTTTTCATACTGTCGTTTTTTATGGTCATGCCATTTGACCCTTCATAAGCGACATTGTATGGCGGGTCGGTCCAGCAGGCATCGCACAGTTTTTGATCAGTCAGAACATCAACATCGCTTATATTTGTTGAATCGCCGCACATCACCCTGTGGTCGTCAAGAATCCAAACATCACCATTTTTTGATACAGCATCATCCTCCAAGCCCGGCGCGTCATCATCATCAATCAAACCATCCTCATCAATGCTGTCATCTCTCAAGATGACCTCAATCTCATCCTCATTAAAACCTGTGAGAGACAGGTCAAAATCTGAGTCTTTCAAACCTGACAACTCAAGCGCCAGCATCTCCTCATCCCAACCGGCGTTGAGGGCTAACTTGTTGTCGGCGATGACGTAGGCCTTCTTTTGCGCCTCAGTCAAATAGTCGAGGCGCAGGCAGGGAACCTCTTTCATATCAAGACGCTGGGCGGCAAGCGTCCTGCCGTGACCTGCGATGATAACCCCATCAGCATCGATCAGGACCGGGTTGGTAAACCCAAACTCTTTGATTGACCCGCAAATCTGCGCGATTTGCTCGTCAGAATGCGTGCGGCTGTTCCGCGCGTATGGGATCAGATCAGCCGTTTTCAGGTACTCGATTTTCTGCTTCTGGTCCAAAATTAAAGCCCTTGTTTTTGGTCTGACGCTAGCGAAATGCCGCGCCGCGAAATACCCTTATCTATTAACCTCTCGGAAGGACCCGCCCGCGCTTGCGCAGCTCTGCGCTCAGGCGTTCGTTGAACTTCCGCGCGAACCGCTGGTTGCCGAACACCACGCCTTCGGTTATCTCGGCGAATGGGAACAGCGGGCTGTATTGCGTGCTGTTCACATAGCGCGCCACCATGCGAATGTTCTTCCCGCGCGGGTGCGTGGCCGTTCTGCCGTATCGCTCCCAGATACCGTTGTTGCTCTCGCCGTGCAAGCCGCGCGGGATGCCTTTGAAGAACTTTTCGCGGTCGCCGATCATCCGGCGCATGGTTGCGCGCGGTATGTTGCCATATCGGTTCAGCTTGGTGTTTCGTGTTGGCACCCAAAGCTTCTTGCGGTCTGGCGTTCGCCTTCCACCCGCAATCTGGAATCGAAGATAGCGATCCCGGTCAGGGTCGATGAACACTTCTGCTGTCAGGCTCTTGGCCGTGCTTTTCGCAAAACGGAACGCGCCGCGCGTATATGCAACGGCCCCGCCTGCGAATATCTCCTGCGCCTTTTCCCGCAATCGCTTCTGGGATGCAAGCCATGCGACGTAGTTGAGCGCATCGCTTGCGGCCTTTGGGATCAGGATGCGCTGCGTTTTATCCAGCGATTTCTGGACGGCCTTGATGTCGGCCTTGACGCTTACCTGCATTGGCAGTCCATTCTCGACCTGTCATCATTGCCGACGGCTGAACGCTGGTATGCGTACAGGATCATTATGCAGCACGCCGCATGGATCAAGTGCGATTGCCTGGTTTCGTCGTCAATATCGTCCATGACCGAATCCCACCAAAGGTTCATGTGGCGCTGCGCGGCTGCGTAGTAGCGCCCCCAATCTGTCCCGGCTTCCCAATTGCGGTCGCCGTACTTGGCCGCGCCCGCTGCCATGACCTCGCCCATTTGAAAAATGAAACAGGGGTCAATCAGGTCAATCCGTGATTTGTCCCGGTCGCCCTTCTGGACGCTGTTCGAACTGTCCGGAATTTCCGGCAGGTTGATTTCGGTTTCAATCATTGCATCACTCCCGCCATTCTCGCTTGTGCCTCAAACTCGCAATCGCGGCTTGCCGCGACGACCACCAGCCCGCACACGCGGCATGGCTGGCCCTCGTAATCTTCTGGCTTGGCTGTATCGCAATTCAAGCAAGTGCCGCGCGCCTCGCGCTCTGCCATCTTGCCGTCGCCTGTTTGGATAATCATTTTTCTGCCTCCTTGGTTTTTTCCAAGATTAACCATTTTTTCGTCGGTGTAAAGACATCGCCGCATCGTCAGGGGAACTAGGGAACACCCCCTATAGGGGTGTGTTCCGTTCCGTTCCCCCTGTCTCGCCTTGCCCCCCAATGGGGACAAAAGGGAACTTTTTGGGGACAAAAGGGGACAAAATCGCCGCTAACCCATTGATTTTATTAGACCGCGTTTTTGTTACCATTTGTTCCCCCTTGGCCTGTCCCCGGCCTTGCCGATTGCCCCAAAATAGGCCTAGGGGAACTATTAAAAAGTTCCCCCTGTTTTCTCCATTTTCGCCGGTTTTTGTTCTGTATCCGCCACGCTGTCATCTGCGTTTTTTTGCCGCCCGGTGCCATTACACGGTCCGCAAATCGTCCATTGAACGCACCCATAGCCGTCCGGCTCTCTGTGCCAGCCGTCATCGCAGTTCCATTTACAGCGGGTTGTCTCGTGCTGTTGGTCGCTCATCCCGCCCCGCCTTTCCGCGCCATCACTGCGCCCCCACAAGCCAAGCAAAGGCACGCCAGCCCCAGCCCTGCGGCCCTGTCAGGAAGCCCCAGATAAAGAGTCCGGCGACGATGCCGAACAGGATTGTTTCGGCTAGGTCTTGCTTGGTCATTCGCTCTCTCCCTTCGATGATTGGGGCGGGGCCGTTAGGCCACCACCTTTGGTCGGTTGATAACGGTCTGTTTTGTGCCTTTGTAAAGGGCGTGTTCTTTAACAGTGCCTTTGATCTTGAAGCCATCGCCCTTTTCGCCAAGGCAGCGCGATCCCTTGTATGCGATCACATTGTTGTCACGGTCGCGCATCACGTTGATCCACGTTGTGCCGTAGAAGCCGTCGAAGCCGATGACAAACACAAGGGTCACGTCTAATTCGATGCGGTCGCCGATCTCGCCGATGTAACCGCTGGCAGCGTTTGCACGCAGGCGCTCGATCTGGCGCAGGCCGTGCCGGACGCAGCCTTTGATGTTGTGCAACGCAGTGATCTCGCTGTTGACCAGCGCACGCGCGGCGTCCGACTGCTGCTGCTTGGCGATGCGGCGAAGCTGCGCGGCGTTCTGCTTTTCATCGTACAGACGGAAACGTAGATATCTGTCGCCGTGACACTTGAAGCACCGGCCGTCGCAGTTGTGCGCGAAATAGGGAATGATGCCGTGGCCGTCGCACCTGTAGCAAGGCTCGAAGCCGTAGGGCTTGCCCTCGTCGAGGATGTGGCAACCTGTATATGGCACGTCTGAGGCGAAGCGGAAAAGGGTTATTGCGGTCATCTCTGTCTCCCTTGCCTGCGCCAGACCATCCGGCGCTCTCTATGTCTATATAGATATTACACCTGTAATATATCAAGTAACACAAAGCCGACTAGAAGTTGCCTAAAACCGCCATTAATGCAGTTTTTTTGCGTTTTTTCGCGAATAACTGCCGCGCCCTTTTCGCGGCCGGACAATGCGCTGGCGGAACCTTGGCTGCCTGATCCTGATCGGGTTGCGCCTGGTCATCCGTCCGCTGCCTTGCGCCTCAACATCATCGCGCTTGCCTGCGTGTCGTCAATCACCAGCCAGCCATAGCTGTCAGCCCTGATCGTCTCGGCGTTGATTAGCTCACAAATCGGCTTTCCGGCCGCACTAGGCTTGCAATACGTGCGCGCCGACGCCTCGGACAAGCCAAGGTAGGATTGCAAATAATCCATCATCGCTGATCGGCTGATAATCGGCCTGCCGTCCTGATCCTCCGCGCCGGACGCGAACCACGCAGCCTCGAACGTGCGCCGGTGCCTTTCGGCCTTGCTTTCCTTGCGCTCTGGCGGCGCACTCGCTCCGATTACCACGGCGGATGTTACCGGCTCGCCGTCCTCGTCAAGCCAGCCCGGTATCTTGACGCTTTCAAGATCGACATAGACCGGCTCGGCCATCTCCGCGTCCTTGCTC